GCGGCTCGACCTCGGCGGTGAGCCTTCGGGCCTGAGAAAAAGCCGCCGTGAAGATCGCACGCAAAGCATGCTTGGTCATGCAGCGTTGATCCAGCACCAGCACGGTCACATACCCGTCGAACCAATACTTGAACTCGATAGCGAAAATCCCGGCTATGCTGCCGTCCTCGTCACGGGTCCACGCCGAGAACCAGCGCGGCGCTTTGAAGTCGCTCATGCTGAAGTCGATGCCGAGACAGCGCGTCAATGTTGCCTGTGCGTCTTCCGGAAGATCACCAAACAAGGGTTTCATAGTAAACCCCCCGGCTCGTAAAGTACGTCCAGACCCGTCAGCGAGTACAGGACATTCATGATACTGATGCGGATGCGCGGGGCCCCGACACGGCCGAGGCCCGTGACGCCTTGCCAGCTGTGCTGCGGCCCGGCGGTCCCCGCCCAGTAATCGACATCCCATGTCGCGGTGTCCCAGCTGGCGGCGGACCCGATCGATATATCCGGCTGGTTGGTGGGTGGTACGTTGTTGTAATCCACTTCCATGTCGATGAACGGTCGCGGCACGCCGTCGGTGACGGCGTACAACCGCACCATCTTGAAATTCTTCTTGGTGAGGCTTTTGTAGTTCGACCACGAAAAGCGCACGTCGGCGTTGATGGCCGCGCCGTTATCGTTGAGGTACTCGGTCCCACCGACGCAGATCCGGCCGTCGTCGGTGCCGAAATAGGCGTGGTTGTCGAGCCAGCCCCAGCACCGCGCCGGAACGTCGTCCCAGCGCGCCCAGATCTGCCCCGGCATCTTCCGCACCATCTGGCGGTACTTGCCGCTACCTATCGGCATGTTGCAGATCGCATGGTTGGTGTGCTGGTTGAGCAGCACCTGCCAGCCGAAATCGGCGCGGTGCAGCTTGGAGACCGTCTCGAACTCCTTCATGACGGTGAGATCGGACTTGCCCAATTGTTCGGTTTCGGCGCGGATCATCGTCGTCATCGGCACGAAGCCGGTCGAGATCATGACGTAGAGATCGCCGCCGAAATTGATGATGCTCTCTTTCGACATCGGACTGTCGAAGCGGAAGATGCCGACCAGCTTGAAGTCGCTTTCGGGATCGACGCCGGAATAGATCACCGCCTCGCCGTTGGAGGAGAAGATCACCAGCGCGTCGTCGAGCCCGATGCCGCCGTCGATGGACCACGCGTGCATCGCCACGATGTGCCCGCCGCGCTTGAACAGCACATCCAGCGGAAACAGTTCAACGGTCCCGGTCTTGGTTTGCAGCGGCAGGTAGTAGATCGCAAGGTTGTCGCTGTCGGCGAACCAGAGCCGGTTCATGTGCGAGATTACCTTGTCGAACCTGAGCGGGTTGATCCACGTCTCGGCACCGACCGTGATGGCTTCCTTGACGAACGAGCCGAAGGGCTGCGCCGTGATCCCGGCCCCCGACGTGCCAGTTGCCGCCGCCAGATTGACGCCGGGCAAAGTAAAAGTATTGACCGGGGTGTTGACACTGGTGATGGTCTTGGTGCCGTTGCAGACCGCGAAATCGCCAACAGCTCCCGCGATCCTGATAACCATGCCGTTGGTGAATTTCGAGATGTCGGCGGCAGCGACCGTCACCTGCGCCGGGTTGGTCTTGCTGATCGACGTCACCGCTACTACAGGCCCGGCGGGGACGGCGGCCCCGTCCCATGAAACCACGCCGTCAACGCCGTTGACCATGACGGTGTAGTCGGTGGTGGAAAGATTGCTGAACGACGTCCACGACCAGTAGTCGTTGCCGTAACCGCTGCTGAGCAGGACGCCAGCGGTATCGTAGAGGCTACCTGCGGAAGCAGCCGCCAGTTTCGAGGGCTCGCCGTAATAGGGGATCAGGGTCGAGATCGGCGTATGCGCCGCCAGCTGGCTCAGCATCCGGTAGCCGGGCCGCACGGTGATGCGGTCGTCCTCGACCACCCAGTTGGTCAGCACCGAGGCGAGAAGCGGGTCACCCTCGGTGAGTTCGGAGCGCAGCGAGAGCCCTTTCAGGGGGGCGCTGAAATGCGCGACCTTGGACGCGGGCTTGCCTTTGGCGAGCTGCGGCGTGCCGCGCTTGTTCTTGAGAGGCAGATGGGCGGCGGGGAGCATTCTCATTGGATGCGCCCCGGGTCTTCGTTGAGGTCGATGACGGGCGCGTTGCGCCCGGCGATCTTGTTGAGGCGAACGATGAAGTCGCGCTGCTCCTCGCCGTATTCGAGGCCCTTGGCCTTCAGGAAGCGGTATTTGAGGCCGTTGATGGCGAGCCGCGCGTCGAACAGGATGATGTCGGTGTCGGCGGTCGGCCGGTTCTTCCTGACCACGAGCTGCGGGTCGGTCAGCCAGCTGCCGTCGCCGAGTTGATCCCGGTAAGGCGGATCAAGCAGCAGCTCGTCGGCGACGTTTGAAAGCAGCGCCAGCATCTGCGCGATGTCCTGATCCGCCGTGCCCACGACTTGGGTCACGGGACGTTGCACGATGCCGATTTCGAGCGAGGCATCGGACACGGCGTCGAGAATGCTGGCCAGTCTCGGCATTACGCGGCCGCCTTCAACCGGAGGGCGTCAATCAGGGTCTTCTGCGCCGAGATGGTCGAGATCGCCTCGTCGAACTGCTCTTTCAGGGCGGCGAGCTGGGCCTCCAGATTGTTGACGATTTCCTCGTATTGCCCTGCCTTGCCGTGCAACTCGATCATCTTCAGGGCCCGGTCGGCGACCTCGATAACTTCGGGCGGGATGGTTTTCTGGGCTTCGGCGCGGCGCTTCTTGCTGACCACTTGGGCGAGCTGCTCGACGGTGTGGATGTCGCGGACGGCGCACATCTGGAAGATGTGGGGCGGGCAGGCAGGCCAAAGCGCGAGAGGATAGCCCACAATCTGCTTGCGGGCCTCGCAGGTTTTTTCGTACAGCGCGTAGGGCCCCGGGTGGTCAACGATATCGGCCTCCTCGGCCTCGCGCTCGATGGAAAGATAAGGCGGCCGGTCCATGCGGACGCGCGTGGTCTCGCGGAACAGCGGCAGGCCGTCGGGGCCGTTGCCGTCGCGTTCCCAGCCGGTGGAAAATCGCACCAAAGTCGGGGTGTCACTCAATGTTTTTCTCCGCAGGGAGCGCGGGGAAAACGGCGGCCCGCGCTCCCCGCAGACGGGCCGCCGTTTACGGTCAGGTGCCAGACGCCGTGAGGCGGCCCTGCATCGACCGATTGGACAGCGTCAGGGCTCCCATGAAGGCGAGGTGACGGGTCACCGCGTCCATGTCGGGGCTCTGGTCGGGCAGGTCGAGGCTCTCGAAATTGCGGCCCGAGTAGATCTCGAACTTCATGTACTTGGTGTTGAGAAAATAGGCCCCGGTGATGCCGGTGGCCGCGCCGTCGAACACCAGAGGGGCTGACTTGTACTTCAGCGTCTCGAAGCCGAGGGAGCCCAGCTTGGCGTCGGCATACCGCTGGTTTTCCTGCAAGCCGCTCTCGTAGGTGCCGTAGATTTCGGCGTCGGCAACGATCAGGTCGGGCTTCTCGGCACCCCTGATCAGCTTCATCCAGAGCGCGTTCATGCCCGCCTTGAGGGCCGGATACTGGAGGCCCGTGGCCCGGGCAACCACTTGGAACTGGTTCTTCCAGAAGGTCCATGTCCCGGCATCGATGCCGCCGATGGTGCCGAGGCCGTCGGCGGTGACGAAGCCCTTGAGGCCGACGAAGCTCTTGGCAACCGTGCCGTCGCCGTAGACCGCTTTGGTGATGTTGTTCTTCATGGTGGCTTCGGCGTTGTCGAGCTTGCCTTCCAAGAGGTTGAGGATGCGCTCGCGGGAGCGGTTCTTGGCGAGGTCAGGGCCCGAGAGGGTCACCGACGCCACGGCATTCGCCGGGTCGTAGTGCGCTTCGGAGATGGTTTCCTTGGTGGCCCGGGAAAGAAGTTCTGTTCCCAGATACCAAGCAAAGGTTTCCTCGGCGTAGGTCAGCGGGCAGGCGATGGCGCGACCACCCTCGATCACGCGAACGCGGTTGCCTTCACGCAGGAGGGCCGTGACCGCGTTCGAGTTGGAGACGTTATCGGCGAACTGCTTGTGGTAGTTCTGGATCGTGGTCGCGACGAGGTTGTTGACTGAATTCGGTTCGGCCATACGGCCCTCCTATGAGGTCAAAATCCGACCTCATCGGCAGAACGCTCGATGGCATCCCGAATGCCCCCTTTCGAGGGCCCGTCGGCACCGTTGGGCCTTGCGACGGGGGAGGTGAGCCCCCGCGTGTTGCCCCGTTGCGCCAGTCGGGCCTTCGCGATGTCATTCTGCGACTGGCTGCGGTAGTGCTCCGCCGCCAGTAGTTGCTTCCTGACTTCCGGGTGAGCCCAGCAGGCGGCGTCATATGTCGCAGCCAGATCCCGCTGGGGATTGGCCTTGAACATATCGAGGATGATCGGCAGGACAGCGTCGAAGTACGGCCGTAAAGGACGGCCATCTTTGGTCGTTTCGTCCGCAAAGCCGTCGATCCCCTGTCTTGCACTTCTGACGCCCCATTCTTGCCGCGCCTGTTGTTCGCGCTGCTCTCGCTGCTGTAGCTGCCCCTTGAGGGCCGAGATCTCATTCGTCGTCTTGCCGAGGTGGTCGGCGATGAATTTAACTGCCGGGTCCTTCAGGTCCTCTTCCGAGAGGCCCATCGGGTTCGACTGCTGCTGACTGAAGGCGGAAAATATGCGCGCTGGGTCCAGCCCCATGCGCTGCGTCAGGCCCACCAGCAGCTTGAATTTATCCTCTTGGTTGTCGGACGATCCCAGTTTGTGCCATGAGGCCCATTCTTGGATCGCCTGAACCGGATGAACTCCCGCTGCCTGCAACGACCGTTGTATCGTCGGGTCGTTGAAGACCGGCGCAAGCGCCTGCGTGAACTGGACTGCTCCCGCACTCGCCTGTGACTTGCGCGTGAACTCGGCTTCCATGTCGCCGTGACGCTTCAGAAGAAAGGACTGCCCCTCCTTCGGAAGCCGGGCGAAGGTCGCCTTGTCTTCCGCGCTCCAGTGCTCGGGTGCCTGATTGCTCTTCGCCGGTTGAACGGCAGCTGGATCAGCCTCTAGCTTCTGGGTCTCTAAATTTTGTCTTTTCGGGGCTGGATCGAGGGGCTCGATTGCTTCACCCGGCTGCGCGTCCTGCGATTTGGACACCCAGCGGCCCGATTTATCGCGCGGCCGGTCGTCAGATGCAAGGGGTTCTTCGGCAGCGCCTTCCTCCGCCGGGGCCTCCGGGGCTTCGGTTTCGACACCTGCTTCGATGTCGTCGTAGGCCTGTTCAGCTATATCGCGGAGGCTCGGCGGCGCTCCGTTGGTTGGATTTTCGCCTGCCATCTTGTGCTTTCCTGAATGCTGCGGGGGTATCCCGGGGGTCGTAGCTGCCTGAATTGGCGAGGTCGCGCTCGCGCTGGCGATGCGACGAGATGGTGCTGTCGTCGATGGGGCTCGGGAAGCTCACGAACGACTGGATGGCGGGGGCCGGGAGATCGGAGACGGCATGCTGCGGCGGTGCAGGCCGATACCGCTTTTCGATCAACCGGCCCCCATAGAGAACATAGGTCGGCATGTCAGTCCTCGCCGCGCATGACCGCAGCAGCAGCCCACTGCGTCGCTTCTTCCAGTCTGGTGAAGGCCAGCGCCATCCGGCGGTTGCCGGGCCTTGAGCCCTCGGTGGTGCCGTCCAGTTCGTGCAGGGCCAGCTTGAAGGCCCGCTCGGCCTCTTGCAGTTTCTTCAGCCGCGCGGTGACGACGGGCGGCAGCACGAAGCCGGTCCACGGATCGACGGGGACGCCGAGGCCCGGCAGGTGCATCTGGTCGTTGGGTCTGGCCGATCCGCTCATGTGTACACGAAGTTGTCGGCGGCACCCGTCTGCACCGCGCTGGTGCCGATGGGCGTGGTGACGCGCACGTCGTAGGTCCCGGCGGCTTTCGCCGGGGAGGTGCAGGTGATCGTGTTGGCATCCACGACGACCACGGCTGTCGCCGCTGTTCCACCGAAGGTGACGGCGGTCGCCCCGGTGAAGCCGATGCCCGCAATCGTGACGGAAGTGCCGCCAGCGGCAAGGCCCGTATTCGGGGTCATCCCCGCCAGAACCGGCAACGTGGTCTTGTCCGGATAGGGCGTGCGAGGCTCGATGATCCCGCTGCGGTAGGGGCTGGTGTTATAGATCCCGTAGTCCTTGCCGATGTCGCGCAACGGATACAGTTTCGGCACCATGTTCTTGCCCTTGCCCTCCTGATGCTGCGGGTCGTAGTCGGTTTCGACATTGGCGGAGTGGCGGTTGGCGATGGCTTGCGTGGCTTCGGCGATATCGACGTCGTGGCCGAAATCGCCGCCATGCCAGTCGGTCATGCTGTCGTAACGCGGCTTGCCCTCGTTGGCGTTGGCTTTCGCCAGCATCGCCGCCGTGAGGGGAAGAGGATAGCGTTGCGTCATCTGGCGGGCTCCTTCCTCACGGTCTCGCCGGGTTTCACTCTGGCGTCGAGCGGCTTGTCGGGATTGTTGATGCCCTGCGAGCGGGTGGTGATGACGGTGTCCGGGGGAGGATTACCCGTGGGATAGGGGGTGCGGGGCCCGATGCCCTGATCCTCGATGGTTTCTACAGGGCCCGTGGTGGTTTCCGAAGCGGAGATGGGGCCGACACCGGCACCTTCTCCTCCAGCCGCCGCATCTTTTTCCTGCTCCGTCAGCATCTCCTCAGGCGGCACGGTAATGCCCTCGGCAGCGGGGCGCGGAATGGCTTCGCGCGTCGGGGAAAGGGTCTTGTTGGCGGGATGGTCGGGGTCCTGATCGCGGTTCTCGATACGGTTCTTCCCGGCGGCCTTGTCGAGCGCGGCATCCTGCTCGTCGGCGGCTTTCTTGGCCTGCTCGTCGGCGGCTTTCTTGGTGGCGGCGGCCTTGTCGGCGTGTTCCTTGTCCTTATCCACGGCTTTCTCCCTCGGTTTGCGTTTTGGTCTCGGTTTGGTTCTTCGTGAAACAGCTGGTTTCGCAACGGCTTTCTTCGGCTTGCGCTTCGTTGCTGTCGCCATCTGGTTACATCCCCGGCGGAGGACCGCCCATGCCGGGCGGCGGGGCTTGGGTCTGCGGCGGCCCGGGCGGGCCCTTGCCATTCTGTCCCCGGCTGGGGCCCGGCGGCGGCGGCCCCGCTCCCGGGGGTCCACCGGGACCCGGCGGCGGCGGTGGCGGGCGCATCAAGGCCCCAGTCGGGTCCATCTGCATGTACGCGCCCAGCATCTCCTGATAGCCG